CAATATATTTAACCCTTAGGGGTTACTGAAAAGGGGCGGTGTTCACATCGCCCCTTTTTTTATGTATAATAAAAAGACCTAGAAAATAAATTATTTTGTAGACTGGCTAGGCAGACGGTATAGAGACTACAAAATTTAATGCTATACAAAGGAGAAAAATTATGGCTAACACTACGTTTACAGGACCGGTACGATCGGAAAACGGTTTTGAAGACGTAACAAAAAACGCAACTACAGGTGCAATCACATCTAATGCAGCTTATGGAAAAGCTATTAGAGGTGGTGTTCAATCTTTATCAGGAGCAGGTGCAGTTGATTTAACTAACTTGGTAACTGAACTAACTACTACTGGAGCTAATGCATTAACTTTAGCTGATGGTACAACTTCAGGACAAGTTAAAATTATTAACATGATTGTTGATGGTGGAGATGGAACTTTAACTCCAGTTACTTTTGCAAATGGAACAACAATTACTTTCGATGCGGTAGCTGAATCAGCTACTTTAGTTTGGAATAGTACTATTGGTTGGGTTGCAACTTCAGTTCAAGGTGCAACAATAGCATAATAATTAATTTAGTGTGGGCTTCGGCCCACACAAATTTAAGGAGAAAAAAATATGAAATCAGATGTAAAAGCGGTAAGAATTTCTGCTACAGGTGCTGTCTTCGCTGGAAGAACAAGATTAAGAGGATTAATTCTTGCTTCTGATGGTGGCGGTGCAGGTTCAATAATCTTACAAGACAATACTGATAGTACAACTTTATTTCAAGGGGACTGTCCAACAGGAGATGTCTTTGCATTTAATATTCCAGAAGATGGAATTTTATTTGCCGGAGGAATGAAAGTTTCTACTATTACTAATATTGCGGGTGCAACATTACTTATAGATAAGTAGGAGGCTGAATGGCAACTTCCGGAACTACAGTCTTTGAAAAAAATTTTGCTATCGATGATATTATCACCGAAGCTTATGAAAGATTAGGACGTTTTGATTATTCTGGAAATGATATAAAATCTGCAAGACGTTCTTTAAATATAATGTTTCAAGAATGGGCAAACAGAGGTTTACATTTTTGGGAAGTTGGAAATAATGATATAACTTTAGTTGCCGGTAAATCAACATACACAATGTTTAGATCAACAGATGATGGAACTTCAGATGCAACAGCAGTTTATGGTGTTGATGATGTATTAGAAGCTGTGTATAGAAATTCTTCTTCAACTGATTTTCCATTAACAAAAATTAACAGATCTGCATATCAAGGTCTTTCTAATAAAACAAATACAGGAATTCCTACACAATATTTTGTTCAAAGATTTATTGATAAAGTAACAATTACTTTATATTTAACTCCAGGATCCAGTGAACCCGGAAACAAACTTAATTATTACTATGTAAAAAGAATTCAAGACGCAGGTGCATACACAAACGAAGCTGATGTACCATATAGATTTGTACCATGTATGTGTGCAGGTTTAGCTTATTATCTTTCACAAAAAGTAAAACCAGAACTTACACAACAAATGAAATTACTATATGAAGATGAATTAAAAAGAGCATTAGAAGAAGATGGTTCACCTTCAAGTTCTTTTATAACTCCAAAAACTTATTATCCAAATGTCTAATTTATCAAAAGGGAAATATGCACAATTTATATCTGATCGTTCTGGTCAAGCATTTCCATATACAGAAATGGTTATTGAATGGAATGGTGCACGTGTACATACATCAGAGTTTGAAGCAAAACATCCACAACTAGATCCAAAACCAACTACTGCAGATGGACAAGGTTTAAGAAATGCAAGACCACAAACTTTCACACTTGCTTCTGGTGGTGGCGGTGGAATAGCTGTAGATTTAACCTTGCCATCACCATTTTCTTTTAGTACAAATCCAAATAGTATGGTTCCTGAAAATGGAAGTGAGATTAATATAAAAAGACAAGCACAAATTAATTTAGGAGAGGTTATAATAACAACATCATGACATACGCAGAATTAGTACAAAAAATTAGAGATTACACAGAAGTAGATGCAAATGTTTTAACATCTACTATTGTAGATGGAATAATTAATGATGCAGAATTTAGAATATTTAGAGATGTGGATTCTGATAGTAACAAAAGATATGCAACAGCTAATTTAATTGCATCACAAAGATTTATTGATATACCTGCTGATTTATTAGTTGTTCGATCTGCACAAATTGTTAATGGTGGAACAGGTGGAACTAGAAATTTTTTAGAATATAGAGACACGAGTTTTATGTCTGAGTACAATTCAACTGGTGCTACTGGAGAACCAAAATATTATGGTATGTGGGATAAAGACACTATTGTTTTAGCTCCTACACCTAGTTCAACTTATGAAATTCAGTTAAATTATATCTTGAAAGACCCTGGTTTATCTGCTACAAATACAACAACATACATCAGTAAGTATTTTCCCAACGGACTATTGTATGCATGCTTAGTTGAAGCATTTTCATTCTTAAAGGGGCCAAATGATCTCTTGCAATTATACGAAGGAAAGTATAAACAAGTGTTAGAAGGCTTCTCTATAGAACAAATGGGAAGACGAAGACGTGATGAATATCAAAGTGGTGTTCCTCGTGTTGGTGGTAAATAATAATAAGGAGAAAAAACTATGGCTATAACACAAGCAATTGCTAACTCGTTTAAAAAACAGTTACTAGAAGGTGATGCAAATTTTAAATCATCTGGTGGTGATGTTTTTAAACTAGCTCTTTATACTTCTTCAGCAACTCTAAACTCAACAACTACTGCTTACAGTGCAACTAACGAAGTTAGTAACACTGGTACTTATACAGCAGGTGGAGATCCATTAACAGGTCAAACTACAAACATTGGAACCGGTTCAGGTAAAGGTGTTGCATTTGTTGACTTCGCAGATTTATCATTCACAGGCGTGACGTTGACAGCTAGAGGTGCATTAATTTATAACACATCTTCTGCAGTTACTAATGCAGCAGTTGCAGTTTTAGATTTTGGAGCAGATAAAACAGCTACATCAGGAACTTTCACAATACAGTTTCCAGCAGCAACAACTTCAGCAGCTATATTAAGAATATCTGGTTAAGGAGAATTAAATGGCGTTAGTCGTAAATGATAGAGTTAAAGAAACCTCTACCACTACTGGTACGGGTACTCTTACTCTTGCGGGAGCAGTAACAGGATTTGAAACTTTTTCTAGTGCAATTGGAAATACAAACACAACTTATTATGCAATTGTAAACACTGTTAATGCAGAATTTGAAGTTGGATTAGGTACCGTAGGAGCTGGCACTCTAGCTAGAACTACTATTATCTCATCATCAAATTCTGATAGTGCAGTAGATTTTTCAGCGGGTACAAAAAATGTTTTCTGTACTCTACCTGCATCTAAATCTGTTATTGAAGACGCAAATAATCATGTAACTTTACCACATGATTTATTTATTGAAGGTGGTCTTATTGATCTTAAAAATGATGGCGGTGCTGTATCACAAATTAAATTTTATTGTGAAGTTAGTAACGCTCACGCACAGACACTTATTGGTGCACCACACTCAGAATCTGCTACTAATACTTTAACACTGCCAAGCACTGGGGGTGATTCTGTTTTAGTCACAGATAGTTCAACATCAACACTAACAAATAAAACTTTAACAAGTGCAGTATTAAATAGCACAATAAGTGGGACTTCAATTAAAGATGAAGATAACATGGCATCTGACAGTGCTAGTCACTTAGCAACACAGCAATCAATTAAATCATACGTAGATACACAAGTAGCTACAGTTCCAGTAGGAGATATAACTTCTGTTGTTGCAGGTACAAACTTATCAGGTGGTGGTACATCAGGAGATGTTACACTAAATTTAGCTGACGCTTCTACGTCTGCCAAAGGAGCAGCATCATTTAGTTCAGATAACTTTGCTGCTAGTTCTGGGGCAATAACAATTAAAGATGCTGGTGTAGCCACAGCCGAATTACAAGATAATGCAGTTACGACTGCAAAAATTACTGATTCTAATGTAACAACAGCCAAGATAGCAGATTCTAATGTGACGCTTGCTAAAATGGCAGCGAACAGTGTGGACAGCAATCAATACGTTGACGGTTCAATAGACACAGCCCACATTTCTGACAATGCTGTTTCTTTAGCAAAAATGGCATCAGGTACAGATGGTAATATTATTTCTTATGACGCTTCAGGAAATCCTGTAGCAGTAGCAACAGGAAATGCTGGTCAAGTTTTAACTTCAGCAGGAGCAGGAGCACCTCCAACCTTCCAAACTCCTACAGTTGGGGATATAACTGCTGTTACAGCAGGTTCTGGTTTAACAGGTGGAGGATCATCTGGTGATGTTACTTTAAACGTTGGAGCCGGAAACTTAATTGATATTCAAGCAGATCAAATAGATGTAGACCTATCAGAACTTACAACCTCTACTTCAGATGGAGATGGTGATTTTTTTGTTGTAGTTGATGCTTCTAATAATCAAAAAAAATTAACTAAAGGAAATATTAATAACTCTGGTTTTAATAACGACGCTGGTTATGTTACAGGTGGCTGGGGAATTTAATGATTTTTAACTTTAACAAAAAAGAATATGATAGTGAAAAATTATCTGGTCAAGGTAAGATGTATTTATCAAAGCTTCAAAATATAGTTGCTAAAAAACAAAATGTAAGTTTAGAATTTAATGATTTAGAAGTTCTACAAAAACATTATTCTGATTTATTACAATCAGAATTACCTAAAGAAGAAAAAGAAGAACAAAAAACAGGAGCCTAATTCATGGCCCTAGGAATTAGTGCATATTCAGAGACACCTTTTGGTGCAGAAGAATCTAGTGTAATTGTATATCCATCAGGTATTGAGTTAACAACTCAAGAAAATTCTCCTGTTAACGCTGGAGATGCTAATGTTCCTATTACAGGAACAACTTTAGTTTCTGCTGTCGGAACAGCGGATGGTTCTTCATTAGTAAATGTTGGTATAACTGGTCAAGCTTTAACAGCAGTAGAAGGAACACTTACACAATCATCTAATCAAGAGATTGATGTAACAGGTTTTGAATTAACTTTACAAGAGAGTAATCCTACTAATGATACATTAACAGCTTTTGGTGAAGCACCTTTTTCAACATTAAGTCCAGCTACATTTAATATTCCTGTTGGAATAGAAGCTACAACAGGTGGAATTCTTGTAGGAACTAATTTACCGCTATCATTAAATAGCGTTTCAATTAATGGTGATGTTAATCAAAATCTAACTGGTCAAGCTTTATCTTCTAATTTAGGTTCTGTTACTGTAACTGCAAACGCAGATGTTAATATTACAGGTCAAGCTTTAACTTCAACATTAGGAACTGCAACTTTAGACGCAAATACTTTAGTAGATGTTACCGGTGAATTATTGTCGATAGTCGAAGGTAGTGTTGATGTAACTGCTAATGCAGATGCATCTATAACTGGTCAAGCAATGACTATGCAAGAAAATGCTCCAACAGTTACTGGAGATGCTAACGTTACTGCAACAGCCTTACCTATGACAACTGCTCTTGGTACAGCTGTTTTAGATGCTAATACTTTAGTAAATTTAACTGGTTTTGATTTAACTATGCAGGAAGGAACTGCAACAGCACCAGATTCATTGGCTATATTAACAGGCTTAGACTTGACAATGGCTTTAGGAACTAATAAAAATATAATTTGGAATCCAATAGATACTGGAACAGCCCCAGTAAATCCTCCAGGATGGGTAGAAGTAGCTGCATAATGAGTTTGACACAAACTCAAATTTTTAGTAAAGTAAACACAAATAAGGAATTTAAAATATGGCAAACTCAACTTCGGCAAATTTAAAACTAACTGTTCAAACAACAGGTGAAAACTCAGGAACTTGGGGACAAATTACTAATACTAATTTATTAATTCTTGAGCAAGCAATTGGTGGTTATGGTGCATTCAATGTAACTGATGCATCTAGATCTTTAACATTTACCAATGGTGCTGTATCAAACGGTAAAGATCAAGTAATTAAATTAACAGGAACACTTGAAGCAAACGTAAATGTTACTATTCCTGATTCAGTAGAAAAAACTTATACTGTTCATAATACATGTAATCACGCTGGTTATACTTTAACTTTTAAAACTTCATCTGGAACAGGTGTACTTTTATGTGAAGGACATTCTTACACATTATATTCTGATGGAACTAATGTTGTAAAAGCAGGTGAACTTAAAAAATGGAGAGCAATTACTGCAGCTGAAACAGTTCAAGCGGGTGCTCAAATTTTAGCTAACACAAATGGTGGAGCGTTTACAATAACTCTACCAGCGTCACCAGCTTTAGGTGATCAAGTAAATTTTGTAGATCAAGGATATGATTTTCAAACTAACGCACTAACTGTTGGTAGAAACTCTTCTAATATAGCTAACGCAGCATCTGATCTTGTAATTAACACACAGGGTGCAGCTTTTGGATTAGTATATTCTGGAGATGCTACAACAGGATGGACTTACACGGAGAAATAATATGGCAACTAACGCAAACTGGACAGTAATATTCGATGATAAATTAGTAGTTAAAAATTATGCAGAAGGTGCTGAAGAAGGCATCGGCTACAAAATTGATGATGATGCTTTTTGGAGTGATTCTAAATTTGCAAATATTTGGGCTATTCAATATGGTACTTCTAACACTTCTGATGAAGTAGAACATAGAGACGAAACTCCTCATTGTAGTTATGCAGATGCAAACCTAGGGGACGTTAGTCAATTTAGTAATAGATGGGATGCAGCTCACTTAGCTCAATTACAATTAGAATGGGATAATGATACTTTACAAATTCAAGATGGAACTGATGCAGAAGGATCAGAAATTTTTAGAGATGAAACAGAAGCGGAGAAAATTGCTAGACTAGGCGCAAGACCTACATCATATTCTTCGTAGGAGAAAAAAATGGCAAATTACGAAGCGACTAAATATGATTATTCAGGTGCAAGCCTTGCTGGTATTGAAGGTATTCCTACAGCAACTATAGTTCCATGGACTACTGCTTCTGTCCCATCAGGATTTTTAGAATGTAATGGTGCAACAGTTTCAAGATCAACTTATTCAGCTTTATTTGCAATTGTAGGAACAACTTATGGAGCCGGAGATGGTTCTTCTACTTTTGCTCTTCCTGATTTAGCTGATAAATGTTGTGTAAGTAAATCTAACAATAAAGCTTTAGCATCAACAGGTGGTGCAGAAACAGTCGAATCAACAGGAAATGTTGGT